GCCCAACCATTTCTTGACAAAACTCACGACTGTTTTCGCTTAAATTTTGAGAGTAAGCATAACGTAATTTATAAAGTCCTGTATCACCAAAAGGCGACCTTTCGTCTGCATTTGCATAACTGCGAACGCTCATATATTCTTGACGGAAATTAGCTTCGTTGTGTGGGTCCGTTACGTCTTCTTCGCTCAACAATTCCCATTCGTTTAAATCGACAATTTCAGCTTTCTCTTTTAGCGTGTTAATCCAAACGCGACCTTGTTCGTCTGAAAAGTCATTATCCGCAGCAACTACTTTTTTTTTTAATTCGATTGATTGTGTTGTTGGTTCAACAACTACCGCAACGTCGTCGAAAACGTTGTTCATTTCAATCTTCAAATCACTTCCTAAAATTGGTGCGAAAGTGTTTGTGATTATACGTTGATATGGCTTAATAACTTGGTTATTGAATATCTCCATACCTACCAACATTTCGTCTTTGTTCGAACCAAATCCCGTAGTGTCGCGTATGCCGTGAATCAAAGGTGAAACAACGCGGTGTCCTACCATGATTTGCTTTGCCGTTTCTTCGCTTAAAAACTGATATTGTTTGTCAGCATCGGACAAAGGAAAGTCTTGTATTTGTGGAGCGCGTGTAGGATCTTCGTTGAAGGTCATCAAGAACTTCCCCGCGTTACTTGCACCGCTCAATCTTTCTTCCCACTCACGACGAATAGCCTCGCGTTCTTCTTTCTGCGGTATTCCGTTTAAGAAGTTTATAATAAATGAAGGAAATAATCCGTTCAAGATATTATTGACGTGGTACATTCCCATTTGATAAGACAATTCAACGTAATTCAACGCTCCGAAGTAGTCGGGTTTTGGATAGTACGAAGAACCTGCCATCATACCGTGTGCGTAAATCACTTGGCGCGGTTGTTCTTGCGCCTGCGAAGGATTGAACGCGGGTATAAATTCGGGTTTACCTTTTTTGCTTCGTGAATTAGCCCAATCTTTTGAGTACCAAATGCCAGTTATTTCGTCTTCGTCTTTGTCATAAGCAAGGCGACAGTTCTCAAAAGGCAAATGGTTAATTTTTACAACGCGTGTAAAGTCCATTGACCAAATAACCTCAGCAACAAACGCACCTTGTAGCTTTAAATCAAACGCGATACCTTGCAACGCGTTGTCAAGAATCGTTCCCGTACCTTGTCCTTCTATCATGTAAGCGATTGAGTTCGTCAACGCGTTATGAATAGGTGAATTGTAGTAAAGGTTTATTAAGTGTTGAGGGAATAAGTTGTTATTTCCGTAGTCAATCCAACCGCTGCGATTCTCTTTCTCAATTGCTTCAACGGGTTGATAAGCCGAAAGGTTTATTGCTTGTATGTTGCTCATTATGCGCCTGTATATATTACATCGACAGGAATTGTCGGTGTTGAAACGTCAAAGTAAATTGTCCCGTCTTGAAGAATCATTGAACCACGTTCAACAAGTCCAACAACGGACTCATCTAATGGGTCTAAATTGCTGTTGCTGTTTTGTCCGTACACGTCGTACTTGTATTTGCCAGCGTCGACAAGACCAACTGTTGTTAAACGTATTTTAGTAACACGTTCGTTTTCGTTTATTACGGTTACGACTTGTGCGAGTTGTTCGCCTGTCATTTCGTAGGTTAAAATAAGAAGGTAGTTTGTAAACGCAACGTTGAAGTATTGGCGACCTTCATCGAGTGAAAGCCACGCGTCTTGATTCGCTGTGTTTGTATTCAAATAAACCATTCTATCCTTTTATTTGTGTTATGAAATTACAGCACAGAGGGACGCGTTGCCCCTCTATGTGTAAAAGTTTTTTGTTTAGTCAAGGATTGACAAAGGAGTACCGCTCAATTTGTACGCTCTCTTTGGAGTTTCGTGTACAAATGCAAGTGTGTAACCATTCATGTCTCCAAGTGCTGTTCCTGTCGCTGCTGTTCCTGTTGAAAGGTCAGCACCGAACTCATAACCAATAGCCCACCAGTTGTCGTTTGAATCGTTAACGAAAACCATTGGACGACCTTGCGCAACTGTTTGCAATTCAAGACGCTTAGGAGCGCTCAATTTGTTTAACATTACGTTAACCGTCTGCGTGTAGAAAATAGTTCCTGCATCACGGTTGAAGTTAATTGTTTCTTCGAAAGAACCCGTTTGCGTTGGCAATTCGTATGTATACAAATCACCTGCAACTGGACCGACGATAGCAGTAACAATTTCGTTTGCGTCAAAAGTTAACGAAGTAACCGTGTCGCAAAGAATGATTTTCTTAATACCACCGATGCCGTCTTTGCAATCGAGAGTAAATCCTGTACTTAATTCACAAGCCATATTTGTATGTTTTTATTAGCACAAAAGAGGGGTGGATTTTACGCCACCACCTCTATCGTGCAAGGGTTAGAATGGTTGAGATTATGCAGTGTATTGGTAGAACGCGATTTCGTTTCCGAATCCGTACTGAACACCTGCGAAGAAAGAAGCTGCGAAACGTACGTTGTCAGAAAGGTCGTATTGGTACATATCCAAAACAGCAACGTTGTTCCATTGGTCAAGAAGGTTTGTTCCGAACCACAAGTTCGACTTCTGATACATAGCCATTGTATCGTCAGACATACCAGGACATTCAACGATGTCGTATTGTCCCTGCCAAGTCATCTTCACTGTTTCACCTTGGTACAAGTAGCTTCCACCGCCAAGACCTAAGATAGCAGTTCTAAACGCTTCAGCAACGTTTGAACTAACCGCGATAACAGGCTTCTCAGTTGCACGACGAACGCGTGTTGGAAGTGTTAAAACCAAACGGTTCATTTCTTCAATTACGTTCGCAGAAGTGATAGCCTCAGGAGTAGCAACGTCAAGAACCGCAGCGTCAGCCAAAAACAATGTCTCGAAACCTGCGTACTCACCCGCTGTTGCGTTAACACCTTGCCACATTACGCGCTCGTTGTTAGCTCCAACACCTGCCATTACGTTAGCAATTAAAGCGTCGGTTAATGAAGCGTGAAGGAAACCGTCTTGCTCAGATTTAGCTTCCCAGTCAGCCAAGAAATCTTTTTTGCAAAGTTGACGATGAACTTGGAATTTTTCCAAAGTCAAGATACGCTCTGTTAAAGTAACTGTTCCAGTTGGAGTAAAGTCACAAGTCGCGTTAGCGAAAGTGATGTCGTCAACTAATTTGCGAACAACTTGTTTGTACTCGATGTTCTCTTTGAATGTAACCGCAGCCAAAGACTCGTTACTTAAAAATGCAGCGCGGATATATCCTGCCGCTTCACGACCAGCAAATGTTGTGGTCAAACTTGTTGTAGTAGCCATTTTTTATTGTTTGTTTTTTTATTATTTTTTAAGATGAAATAAGAAGCGTTCCTCTGCGCTCATCTTGTTGTAAGATTTAGCAGGCGCTTGCTTTGTTTGTTTAACCTCTTTGATAGATTGAACCGCAGGTTGTGCGCTCAACTTCTCAACGTTTGAAGAAAGTTCTGCGTTTGCCTTTTTCATTTCAGCAAGTTCGCTTTCTAACTTTGCAACCAAAGACAAAAGACCTTCAACCTCTGCGTTGAAAGAATCTTTAACTACTTCCGTAGCTTGTTCTTCTTCAATTACAACTTCAACCTCTGGAGCTTCTTCTTCTTCCATTGGTCTTAATTCGGCAACAACACCGTCAGCAACAACAACCGTTACCATTTCAGCGGTCTTGTATTCTCCGTCCGCAACAACAACCTCGTTGCCTTCTGCGTCTTTAGTGAATACACGAACACCAACAGCCCACGCGTCGCTATCTGAGTAGATGCTTGTACCGTCCTCAAGTATCGCTTCAACCATTTGTTTCACCTCAACAACCTCTTCGGCAGATAGGCTTACATTGTGTTTCGCGAAAAGAGCGTTTACTTTTTCTCGTAAGTTCATATAAGTGTTTATTAAATGTTTAGTGACTAAATAGAAAAGAGTGTACATTTGTTTCGTAATTGAATCTTTTCATAGTTTCTTTTTGATTTTTAGGTTTGAACGGGGGAGTAGTTACCCCCGTTTTTTTTATCCTAAAGAATCAAGTATTGCGTTTAACATCTTCATTTCATCCTCATTCAATCCGTACGTCTTAAACCCCATTTTACCACCCTCGTTCGTAATCTTGGTGAGCGCGTTTAGAAACAGGTTTGCGTCGTCGTTGAACAACTCCAACTTTAAAAACCCACCCGTTTCGATGTTCATTTATTCTTCTTTCAAAAGTTCATTTAACTCTTCAAGAATAGCAGCGAACTCTTCGTGTGCGCTTAAATACATTTCCTTTTCGGCAATAAAATTTCCTTCAATCGAGAACCCAAGAACCTCTTTGTTTTGAATCTGTTTTTTCACCTCTTCGTTTTCGACTTTCATACAACCGAACCACGTCCCCTCTGGAAGTGAAAACCCGAAGTTCTTCGA